GTTTGATAACGGTTCTGAGATTAAATCTAAGTCCTCCAGTAAGCAATCAGGACGTTCCGTAGCTGGATCTTTACTAATTTTAGACGAAGCTGCATTCATTGAGAACATAGATACTATATGGGCAGCAGCTTTCCCCATAATTTCCACAGGTGGTTCCGTAATTGCATTATCTACCGTTAATGGTGTTGGTAATTGGTTCCATAAACAATATGTTGGGGCTAGGCGTGGGGAAAATACTTTCCATGCTATTGATATTAATTGGAAGGACCATCCGCAATATCACCGCCATGCTGGCTATGAGTTTATGTATGAAAAACTTAAAGCCCAAGATCCACCGATTGATATTGACAAGTGGGAGACTACCACACGCGGTGCTATTAGCCATAAGGAATGGCTTCAAGAATACGAGGCAGAGTTTCTCGGAACAGGAGATACATTCATAGATGGTGAGATACTCAAACAACTTAAAGAACAGGTCAATGATAACTTTTCGACGAAGTTCAACAACCGGCTCAGGGTCTGGCAAGGACCTGATCCACGATTTGATTATATTATTGGTGTCGATACTTCTATTGGCCGTGGTCTTGACTCGTCTGTAGCTCAGGTTATTAACCTTTATAATGGCGAACAGGTTGCGGAATTTAAATCTGACCGCACCCCAATTAACGAGTTTGCCAACATGCTTGTCCAGATAGCCAGAGAGTATAACACTGCTTATATTATTCCAGAACGTAACTTAATTGGCCACAATTTAATTTACCAGATTAAAGAAATTGAACAGTATGAAAACCTGTTCATGGACGACAGGCATGAGCCTGGAATCCAGGTTGCAGACGCAAATAAGCGTCAAATGTTGGTTCAAATGGATGAGGCAATAAGATTAAATAAAATTAAAATTAATTCTGAGCGCACAATTGATGAACTTTTAACTTTTATTATCGACGAGGTGGGTAGATATACTGCAGATGTTAACTGCCATGATGATTTAATTATGGCTTTGGCCTTTGCTGTGCATGGTTTTAATGAATTAAAAGTAAATACCCCTATGATACAGCATCGACCTAATTCACAAGATAATATAATTCCACCTATAAGTAAGCATAAATATATTATAAAGACCCCTGGTGGATCAATTCACGAAGAAGATCTTAAATGGCTATTAAGTTAAACGAATCCGGTTATACTCAATTTAATCCTAGCAGAGGTAGTATCTCTAGCTGGTTTGGCTCCTGGTATTATCCAATAGGTAGAACTGGCAAGTTTTTTGCAAAGTTTCTATCTAGGAGAAACAATCCTTTAGAGGATGTAGAGGATACTAGTCAGGGCGTAGAAATAGTTCCACCGGAACCACATCCCTTAGCTGGTGATACAGTCCTAAGAAATAAAAATTTAGGCTCTGTATCTCCATTTAGAGCTACCGATGCAATACCAATTAATGAGGATGAACTTGAACGTAAGCGTCGGTATCAAGAGTTTGAAGATATGGATGACTACCCAGAAATCGGGGCAGCGTTTGACATTTACGCTGACGACTCAACTCAAACTAATCTAGATGGAACTAGTTGGGCTATTGAGAGTGACGAAGACTTAATCAAAGAAGAGGCAATGCAATTCTTTGAGGATATATCACTTAGAAACTTTATTTGGGATATAGTTAGAAATACTATTAAGTTCGGTGATTGTTTTATTGAACTTGTAGTTGATATCAACGACATTAAAAAAGGCGTTCAGAAAATAAAAATTCTTGACCCTAACTATATTTTTCGTATTGAGAATGAATATGGAGTATTAACAGACTTTTTGCAAGAAATTCCATTGAGAGCGGAATGGTCTGTGTTTGGAAAGATTGGAAGCAAGATGGAACAAAAGATTGTAGTTCCATTAGACAAGAATCAAATTGTGCATTTTAGAATGTTTACTTCCGATCCAACTTACTATCCATATGGTAAGTCAGTTGCTGCTGCCGCCAGAGCTATTTACAAGTCATTAAAGATGATGGAAGACGCAATGTTAATTTACCGTCTGTCCAGAGCACCTGAACGTAGAATATTCTACATTGATATTGGAAATCTACCTAGTTCTAAGGCAGAACATTACATTGAGCAACAGAAAAATAAATTTAAGAAAGAAAAATATTTTAATAGAACTACCGGAGAGATTGACGCTAGATTTAATCCATTAAGCCAAGATGAAGACTTCTTTGTTGCTGTTAATGGTAAAGGATCTGGAACTAAGATTGATACTTTAAAGGGTGCTGAAAATCTTGGTGAAGTAGATGACGTTAAGTATTTTAGAGATAAATTACTTGCAACACTTAAAATTCCTAAGGATTATATTGTTGAAAAAGATCAGTCGCCTGAACGTAAAGCAAACTTAAGTCAGCTAGATGTTAAATTCGCTAGAGTTATTTTAAGAGTTCAGGAAGCGATTCAACTAGGATTGGAGACCATTCTTAAGAGGCACCTCTTAATTAAGGGCTTTCCACCTTTGGCAGTCTCTAAGGTAAAAGTTAAGTTGCCTGAGCCATCAGATATGAGTGCTAAGAGACAACTTGACATCGACGAACAAAAGGCTAGAGTCGTCGGGGCAGTTAAAATGTTAAATATATTCCCATTGGAATACATTTACAAGGAATACTATCAGTTAAACGATCAGGAGATTGACGAAATTAAGTCTAAGCTGGAGGAACAGAGTGCAGACCCAATTCTCGGTGCCATAGCCGCAGGAATGCCCCCAGGATCTCCGATGGGTATGCCGGGCGATCCGATGGCCGGGGGAGCAGGAATGCCTCCTGGCGCGGGTCCAGGGCCTATGGAAGCTGGGGGTCAGGAGGGTGCTGAGAATGTTCCCCCAACCCAGAATGAAACTTTAGACTATACAGAACTTAAAAAATTAATGTTATCTGAAGGTTCCAGTGAGGAAGCAATTAAAATTGTGGAAGAATTATCGCTAGAAAAGGAATTAAATAAAATTTAATTATTAAAAATCCCTAGATACTTTTGTAAAGGTTATATTATGTTAACTAACTTATTTGAGTCACGTAACAAAACGTTTTTAAATCTTGTAAAACTTGGTGATTATATTGGAAGATCACTAAGAGAGAATGTCGAGTTGTTCTCTGTCGATAACGATTTGGTAACTTATCTTACCGAATCTGGCAACATGATCAGAGGTAACTTTGATAAATCAGCTTTAAAATTAACTAATATTAAAGTTGATGATGCTAAGATTTTTGAAGATAAAGCAGTATTTTCTAAGTTAGTTGATAAGAAAGTTAATAGTTTCTTAGCAGATATACTTGAGAACGATTTAGTAAAAGTTGAAGAGAGCTTCGGATCAATATTAAATGTCTGGGAGACTAGACTACATTTTGATCGAGTTCAGAAGAAGCTTTCTGATAAAGCTGAAAAATTTAATGAAAGCTTAAAAATAACTACTACCCCAGAGTTTGAAAGATTAAAGGAAATAAAGAAAGATTTAATTAATTTCTTAAAAGAATCAAATAATTTTATCAATATACCTGAAATAAGAAATACGATTAAACTATCTTCAGTAATATCAAAATCATTTAACACTCCAAGAATAACTTTACAAAATCTATCAGAATCAAAGAAATTTGAAATTCCAAAAACAATTAATCACACTTTATATGACCATCTATGTAAGCAGGAGCTAATAACTAAAGAATTCCTAGAAGCAAAAAATAATTTAGATCATATTTGGATAACCAACGAAAAAATTCAAAAACTTCCTGCTTACATTTATGAGTCTAATGACAATCTAATGCAATTAGTTGCAGAGATTATCACTGATGTTCCTTACTTCTCAATAGCCACTAAGAAGCAGTTAACTTCCTTAGTTGAGGGTAATCTTGATCTTTTGACTGATAAGAATGTTGTATCAGCAAAAGATATCAAACAGTTTGTATCTAAGGTTTACGAATTTAAGAAACCAGTAAAAAATTACTTGCTAAACGTTCTTAACGAAAAGTATGGAATCAATGTTCAATCTCTAACTGATGAGCCAACTTTCAATTCTTTGGCTAAGACTCAAATTGTAATTTTTGAATCACTAGCTAAGTTAAGTCCAAAGAATTCTGTAATGAAGAAAGTTCTTTATGAATTTTCTCAAATACTAAAAGTTAAGAACGGTGTTGAAACAATCGACGTTGCAGATTTCCTTAATGAAGTATTTGATGGTGCTAAGTATACTAACATACTAAATGAAACTCAACTTATGAATTATCTCAACTTTGATAGAGTTGCTGATGATTTAGGTAAGATTGGTGCTGTTCTTAAGATGATTCAAGCTGGTATGGGTGGTGGTGCTATGGGTGGCGGCGGAATGCCAGTCCCTGGCGCTGCCCCAGCCGCTGGCGGGATGAAGCCTCCTGCTGGCCCAATGGGTATGGCACAAGAGCCAACCCCAGGAGAGGGTGAATACGAAACCGATGGTGGTGAAATGGCTGGTATGGAAGGAGGTGCTGAAGATCAAGAAGGCATGGATAGTGAAAACAATCCAATGCCAGCTATGGATTCAGAGGATGCTGCCGCTGAAGTTGGTGAAGAGGAAGCCATGCAAGATGAAGGTGAAATGCCACCTGAAGGTATGGAGGGAGAAGAAGAGGGTGATGTTGAGTTTGTAGAAAAAGATGAACTCATTGATAACCTTAAGAATCTAGAAATGCTTATTGCCGATCTTAAGAGTGAGATGGGTATGGGCGAAGAAGGTATGGAAGGTGGCGGCGATATGGAAGGCATGGAAGGTGAAGAGGGTATGGAAGGTGAGGAAATGCCTGAAGATGGTGAATTAAGCGCAGAGGAAATAAGTCCTGAAGACTTAGAGGGAATGGAATCAGAAGGCGAAGAAGGTGGCGAAGACGAAGAGTCTGAGTCCGATGGTGAAGAGGAAGAGGAGGAAGCTCCCGTAGAAAAGAAATCAAAAAAGAGCAAGCCTAACTTTAATAAGTAAATAAAAAATGGGTATCGGCGAGAAGGAATTCCCGCGTCCGTTAATCTTTCATGTAGATGATACCGGACAAGTTCAAAGGCTAGCCGAGGCCAGTTCCATTTATTTAACAGGCACTGTTTCTGCTACAAGCATAAGTGCAACCAATATTTATGGATTAGTTCCTGGTAATTTTAATTTTACTGGAATCACTAATATTTACACTACAGGACTTGGAGTTTCTGTCATAGATGCTTCAACTACTCAAACTGTAACTTTAAGAAGCCTACGTAGCATTAATGGAGGATTAATTATTAGTGCTAATTCCAGTGGAACAATTGATTTTGATTTAACTGGGAGTCTTGGGGGTGGTGGAGGGGGAACACAAGGTCCCCAAGGTCATCAGGGATCACAAGGCAATCAAGGAGCTTCAGGCTCTCAAGGCCGCCAAGGTTTCCAGGGTATTCAAGGTTCTGCAGGTCGTCAGGGGGATCGTGGGTATCAGGGTAGCCCAGGTTATCAGGGTAATCCAGGTGCTAGTGTTGAAGGCCCTGGAGGGCCTATGGGAGTTCAAGGAAATCAAGGTCACCAAGGTCACCAAGGCGCAGGTTATCAAGGAGTTCAAGGTAATCAGGGTTTAGCAGGGTATGACGGTATTCAAGGACTTCAAGGTCGTCAAGGTAATCAAGGAAATACAGGAGCTTCGGGTAATCAAGGTAATCAAGGAAATACAGGAGCTTCGGGTAATCAAGGTTATCAAGGGCATCAAGGTTTAGCAGGGT